ATCATCATTCGCCTAATGAGGGCGTAAGGCATGTTGCGTTTAGGCGCAAGTTAAAGGCTATGGGTATGGCGAGCGGTTGGCCAGACATTGAGATCTTTGTGCCGAAGGAAAGTTGGTTGCATCCGTTAGAGAAAGCTGGGATATTTATAGAACTTAAAGCCAAGAAAGGGCGCATGACGGAGAACCAGAAAGCAATAAAGCGGTGCTTGCTTATGACTGGAGAACATATTGAAACGTGTTACAGCCTGCAACAAGTAAAACTGTGGCTTAATACATTAGTGGAGTTAAAGAACAATCCTCGCATGCAGATTATAGAGAGGATGTGTCCTTGAATAATCAACAACTAAAAGCGTTGCAAGAATTAGATTCGCTTGAAGGGGCATTGAAGGAAGCCCGAAGATTAGTTAAGAGCGGAGCAAACCCCCAGGATATTATGCGAGATTTTACTAAAACTAAAACCAGCAGCAGTTGGATTGTTGTGGTGGCTAACATGGCGGCATGGTGGGATAGCTATAAACGTAGGATGGAGGGCAAGTAATATGAATCTTAAAGTACAACAAATTAAATCACAAGAAACTTATCAATGGTTATTAAGGAAACATTACGCAAAAAGAATACCAAATATTGTTTATGCTTTTGGTTTGTATAAAAATACTGATTTAATAGGCGTTATTACTTACGGAATACCACCAAGTGATGCTTTGTGCAGAGGAGTTTGTGGTTCTGAACACAAGGCATATGTATTAGAATTAAATAGATTATGTTTACAAAATAATGAAAAAAATGAAGCGTCTTTTTTAGTAGCACACTCTTTAAAACTGTTACCTAAACCAAAAATAGTAGTAAGTTATGCTGATACTTCTAAAAATCATGTAGGGTACATTTACCAAGCTACTAATTTTTTATATACAGGAAAAACTATTGCTAGAACTGATATGGCTGGTAATGATGGAAAACACAGTAGGCATAATTTAGGAGATAGAACTAAAAGAGTTTTTAGAAGTTCAAAACATAGATATATATATTTAGTAGCACATAAAAAATTTAAAAAGATTTTAAGAGAATGTCTTAATTATAAAATAGAGCCTTATCCTAAAGGTAATAATTTATATTATGATTCTAGTGCTAATATTGAAAAACAAATAATTTTAGATTTGGAAACAGCATAAAAATAAAATGGAGGGCAAGTAATGGATAATAATTTGGTATGTGTTTACACAGCATATAAAAAATATGTGCAGTTATTACGGGATGCGGAGTGGGATGGTACTCCGACACAGTTTTATCAGACACAAGTTGATCATTACAAAGAACTTATTGATGACGGAGCAGTGTATGAACCCAAGTTTTAGGCAAGCGTTATGAAAAAACATCATGATGGAGTCGGAACATTTTATGAGTGCTGCGCTTTATGTGGAGAAACCATGACATTGAAAGACGGAAGGCGTGCATTATGTGCGGAGTGCTGGGAGAAAGAACGCAAGATTTACGAGCGACCAAACAACTGGAAACGAAAATACCCTGACAGTAGCTGACACAAGGTATTGACAAGAAAGAAAAGTGATGCATATAATCTACAAGCAAGCAAGCAAAACACTAGAGTATACTCTAGAGTATACCCTTGATGTAACATTCAAACAACTTAACTTTCCAAATAATAAACTTACACAAGAGACTACTCAAGAGACTACTCTAGAGTATACTAGAGTGTCGGATGCTGATGTAGCAAAGGCCAAGCAAGTTCTTGCTCAAACCACCAAAATGAACAACCCGTTTTACTATGCAGCTGTAAAAAAAAGACAGCGTGATCCCTTTCAATATCGTTATGATAAGATGTTAAATTCATTAAGAAGAACGTATAGTGCTGACCGCTTTGTCAGTTTACTGAAAGTGTTATCACAATCTACATTGACGGAGAGAGATGACTGGTTAAGGGGGATGGAAGATGCAACAAGGTAATTGGAGCGTTACAGATCTTGATGGATTATTTAAAGAAGCTGCACAAACACTACGTTTGTTGCCTGGAGCTATTAGAAAGCAGAAGTTAAACTACTGGCCAGACACACAACAGAGTTATTGGGATGTTTATAATTACCATGATGTGGGTATGGTGAGGATAACACCAACAACTGGACAAGTAACACGACTAGAGTTTGCTTTAGAGGTAGGGTTAAAGATAGCGAGAGAGGACAACCAACTCTTGTGGCGTGTAGGAATGAGTAGTGTGTTTAGAGAGAGAGGCCCTCAATGGAGGAAGTTAGCGAAGGTGTATCATTGTGATGGGAGGACAGTTAAGAGACGGTATGAGCAAGCACTCATCCGCCTCTATTACTATTTGAAAGATAATTAAAGTTCCTTATGCTTCTCCCCATTGTGTAGCCATTGCTGAAGCGATGCCTTCATAGAAACGACTACGGATTTTCCATCTGTTTTTACCTGGTGCTGCTTTATGACATTCAGCTCTTGCTGTTGTTCCATCTAATGAGCCAGTAGTTTTAAGTAATGGTAAATTCTTTAGCCATAAACATGTACGCTTCTTAACATTATCGCTACCTGTTTCTTCCTGGCCAAACTGCCAAGGTTGAACACTTTGTGCAAAAGGTTTAAAGTTACGGATACGCTCTTTAGCATATTTATGCATAACAGGATTCTCAACAGCAATCCTTGGAATATCAGCGTTCCATACATGAGAGAATAAATCGGCACCTTGATCTAACTCTTTCCACATTTGTTCTAATGTTTTACCTGGAGGTGCTTTGTGTAGCCAACGTACTCCAGAGTTACACAACCTAGTGCAAGGTGGATGCGCTACCATTAATAGATCCCACTTTTCCATGTCTAATACATTACGAACATCATCCTGGATATGACGATTAGTTGGAGTGTCAGATGCTAAAACATCACAACTCCAGGCATCATGACCTTGGCTTAAAAATGCATCTCTTACTACACCACTTGTTTCACATCCTATTAAAACTTTCATATGTTATTTGACCCCTTTGTTGATGAGAAAGTTAATTCCCTCTCAAGTGTAATATGGGGTCTATGACATAAAGTGTCAAGATATTTGCATTAATTCTTTTTTATTAGTTGCCAATGACACGAAATCGCATTAAGTTTAGTTAAAGTTTGAAAATAAATAGGCTAGAGTGAGACCCCTTGCTCTAGTCTTTTTTTATGGAAACACTATGACAAAGAAGAAGAGTATCATTACAGTTGAGCTATTGGAGAAGATAGCAGAAGAGATGGCCAATGGGGTTAGTCTTGTTCAGATTGTAAAGAAGAATGACTGGTGTCCTTCTTACAGGCAGATCATTCGTGTTGTTCAGAAAGATCCAGAGCTGTATGAGATCTATCGTAAAGGTAGAGTAATGCAGGCGGAGTATTATAGTGATCACATAGCAGAGTTAGCACAGCAGCCTCTTGATAAAGATGGAGACCCAAGGTTTATGAATGCAGAAGTGCAGCGCAGAAGGCTTGAGATAGATAGCTTGAAGTGGTCATTGGCTCGCATACAACCTTATGGGTTGAGAGACAAGAAAGAGAATGCTGATGTTAATGCTGGTGGTATTACATTGACCTGGGCTAATGGTGAAGTGAAGGCAGAGACTGTAGGTTAGTGTGTTAGGAGGGGGAGGATTACGTCTGTGTATAGACACAGCTACGCGCATGAGTAGATGCAACTAAGAATCATTTGCAATAGGTAGAGGTCAATCGGTTTGTAACCGATAGAACTTTGGCAGTCTCCTCCCGTTTATTAAACATAGTGGACAGGATGTGGACAATAATTAATTAATTGATGCACATTTATTTCTTTTTTTTGAGAACTTGACCCCCCACCACCCCCCAGAAACGGGCGCTGGTAGGATGTGTGTGTGTTACTAGATAGGAGTGTCTGACCCTTGCACATCGAGATACCTTACACACCCAGACCACTACAAGCAGACTTGCACACACAGCTTGATAAAAACCGCTGGGCAGTAATCGTATGCCATAGAAGGTTTGGCAAGACTGTGATGGCTATAAACCACTTGTTAAGGGCTGCTATAATGTGTCCAGACCGTTCCCCAAGGTTTGCGTACCTAGCGCCTACGTATCGACAAGCGAAGGCTGTTGCATGGGATTATCTCAAGCAGTTCTCTGGAGCGATACCCGGAGTGAAGTTTCATGAGACAGAGTTGAGAGCAGATTTACCTAATGGTGCAAGATTAACGCTTCTTGGTGCTGAGAACCCAGACAGTTTACGAGGTATTTATTTAAATGGATGTGTAATGGATGAGGTTGCGGATATGCCAGAGACGGTATTTCCAGAAATTATTCGTCCAGCGTTATCGGATAGAAAAGGATTTTGTTATTTTATAGGAACACCCCGTGGCCATAATATGTTTTTCGAGTTGTATGAACAGGCTAATCAGTTGGATGATTGGTATAATATTGTTTATAAGGCATCGGAGACAAAGATTGTAGATGATGAAGAATTAACGGCTGCTAAGACTATGATGACAACGGATCAGTATGACCAGGAGTTTGAGTGTAGTTGGGTAGCGAATGTCCCCGGTGCGATCTATGGTAAAGAATTACAAGCTTCGTTAGAAGAAAATAGAATTACTAAAGTTCCGTATGACCCGGCATTGAAAGTATTGACGTTTTGGGATTTAGGAATTGGCGATTCTACGGCTATATGGTTTGTGCAGGTTCATGGTAGAGCGTTAAATGTAATAGATTATTATGAAGCACGTAATGAGGGCTTACCCCATTATGTAAGTGTGTTGCAGAGAAAAGGATATTTATACGGAGACCATTGGGCGCCCCATGATATTGAAGTGAGGGAACTTGGAAGCGGCAAAAGTCGCAGGGAAGTTGCATGGGACTTGGGGCTGAACTTCCGGGTAACACCGAAGTTACCGATTGAAGATGGTATACATGCCGCACAGATGTTAATACCTCGGTGTTGGTTTGACCAAGATAAATGTAAGATAGGTTTAGAAGCCTTGAGGCATTATCATAGAGCGTACAATGAAAGAACACGAAGTTTTAGAGCGAGTCCAGTTCACGACTTCTCCAGTCATGCAGCGGATGCATTTCGGTATTTTGCTGTCGGATTGAAAGAACAAAAAGATTGGTCGCATCCTCCACAAAGGATTGCGTCAAGTGATTATAACCCTTTTACACATAAAGGAGATTCCCAATGGGTTTCTTAAGTCCTAAAGCGCCACCAGCGCCCCCTCCTCCACCGCCACCTCCACCTCCTCCGGGAATTGAAGGTGCGGATAAAGGAAAAATAGCGCAAGAAGAAAAAAGATTAAAAAGACGTAAAGGTGTGCAAGATACTATTTTAACCGGTTCTGGATTAACACAAGAAGCAGG